CAGACATCATGTTCTGCCTGACAAAGAACCCAATGGTTGAAGGACAGGACATCGATGACACAGAGCGACACTGGGTGGTTGTAAAGAATAAGCTTACAGGTAAGCACGGGATGGTGCATACGCATCTGAACCCAGACACTGCCACGTTTAGTGTATAACTACTGTTGACAAAGGGTATGATATGCCAAGACCAAGATTAATCGAGGAAGACAAGCGCGTTTACAATTTAGTTCTGGGCGAAACGATGTTTGGTGAACTGCATCAAATTGCATTCGATCAGTCAAAGCAGCAAGGAAAGATGGTCAGTGTCGCACAACTGATCAGGGAAGCAATCACGAGGTATTTAGATGAAACTAACACTGGACGTTGAAAACACTGTCACGCGCCGTGACGGCAAGCTGCACCTAGACCCATTTGAGAAAGAGAACTCGCTGGTCATGGTGGGTATACTCACCGATCAGGGCGACGAAACAATTGTATCTTTCGATCATGCAGAGTGTTCGTCTCCCGATCAGGAGTCTTTTGACTTGGTGCAGATGCTCCTTGACGAAGCCACAGTCCTGATTGCGCACAATGCTGCGCACGATCTGGCGTGGATGTGGGAGAGCGGGTTCAAGTATGATGGTCCTGTGTTTGATACGATGCTGGTCGAGTACGTCATCCAGCGTGGCCAGAAGCAGCCGCTATCTCTCGAAGCCTGTGCCGAGCGCTACGAGCTTGAGGTGCAGAAGCAAGACACGCTGAAGAAATATATGGCGGATGGGGTGAGCATCCGTGACATTCCTTACAACGAACTTTGTGATTATCTGGCCGCTGACCTTCACGCTACGCAGCAACTGGCTGACAAGCTGAACCTCTATCTAAATACGCAAGAGGGCAGTGGCCTGATGGATACGGTGCTGCTGACCAACTGCGTTTGTAAGACCCTTACACGTATCTACTGTAACGGCTTCAAAGTAGATCGTGCTGCACTTGAAGAAGTGACGGAGCAGTTCACAGCCGAGAAAGAACAGATCGAGGCAGAGCTTCAGCGTGACATCAAGGAACTGATGGGTGATACGCCCATCAATCTGAACAGCCCAGAGCAGCTATCGCAGGTTATCTTCAGTCGCAAACTCAAGGACAAGAAGACATGGCCGGATCGCTTCGATCAATTTATGCCTATCGGTTTGTTTCGGCAGACAGTCAATGCCCACACCAGCATCGTGTTCAAGACGAAGGTGCGGCAGTGTAAGGACTGTAGCGGAGCAGGGCGTAAGCGTGTCCGCAAGAAGGACGGCTCACTGGGCAAGGCAGTTCGCATCTGCCAGACATGCGAGGGTGAGGGCGTCCTGTATGACGACACACGAGATGTTGCTGGCCTGAAGTTCAACGCCCCATCTGCCAAGTGGGTTAGTGCCAATGGCTTCGGCTGCTCGAAGGGCAACCTTGAGCATCTTGAGGGTGTTGCCCGATCTAAACAAATGAAACGAGCAGAGGCGTTCCTGTTGAAGGTCCGCCGTCTGTCTGCACTCGACAGTTATCTATCTAGTTTCTGCGGTGGCATAGCCACCTTCACCAAGCCTGACGACATCCTTCATGTCCGGCTGGTGCAGCAGATGACATCGACAGGCCGTCTGGCAAGTCGTGAACCCAACCTTCAGAACATGCCACGCGGCGGCACATTCCCTGTGAAACGAGTCTTCGTATCACGATGGGAAGGTGGCCAGATCATGGAAGCTGACTTCGCTCAGTTGGAGTTTCGTGTGGCTGCATTTCTGAGCCAAGACGGAGTAGCAATTGAAGAAGTTTCTACTGGATTTGATGTACACTCATACACCGCTCAGGTTATTACCGATGCTGGTCAGCCTACGGATCGACAGACAGCGAAGGCGCATACATTCGCGCCGTTATATGGAGCGACGGGCTTTGGAAGAAGCCCAGCGGAAGCAGAGTACTACGAACACTTCACGCAAAAATACAAAGGCATCGCAAATTGGCATGCCCGATTGGCTACGGAAGCTCTGACAACAAAGAAGATACGCACACCATCTGGACGAGAGTTCAGCTTTCCTGACGTTGTTCGCAAGCGGGGCGGGAGCGTTAGCTACTTTACGCAGATCAAGAACTATCCCGTTCAGTCGTTTGCAACTGCTGACATCGTTCCGCTTGTACTGCTGCAACTAGAACAGGCGCTTCTAGATAGCGGCTTACGTAGCTTGATTGTAAACACTGTGCATGACTCGTTTGTTCTGGACATACACCCTGAAGAATTTGGCCAGGTTATGCGGGTAATTAAACAAGTGTCGGATCAAATGACAGACAGAATAAACATGGCATTCAATATCGATCTCAATGTTCCGATGCTGCTCGAAGCAAAGGCTGGTCCGAACTGGCTTGAGACTGTTGACGTGGAATAATACTGTTGACAAACTTGACTACAAAACAAGATCTGGTATAACTACGGATTCTTTACACAAGTGGAAAAGCTAATGACGACACTGACAACAATCGACGAAAACAATTACGAAGCTATGGCTTTGATGATGGGTGTAAACCCAAACCAGAAGGCCAAAGGATCAACCCTGCCGCGTTTGCGGATTTGGAATCAGGGTGTAAAAAACAAAGACGGAAAGCGTTCCGTCGAGGTAGTGCCAGCAGGATTCTATCGTCTGGAAGACCCAGACAAAGCTATGTACTTTGCAGAGACGGTTACCATCCGTCCGTTTCTGCAACGCTTTATGTACAAGCGTTACAATGCAGATAAGAACGATTTCACCAAGACGGTTATGCACGAGAATCTGCAAGTCGATCTGAAAGATACGGCTGGTGGTTTCAACTGCGGTAAGCCAGCAGGTTACATCGAAGACTTCGATAGCCTGTCAGATGAGATGAAAGAGGCGATCAAGCAGATCCGCCGTGTTCGTGTCATCCTCGGTGAAGTCGAGATGAACAATCCAATCGACGAAAACGGCAACGCCGTTGAGGTCGGCACAATGCCTTTCATCTGGGAAGTGGACAACAAGACCGCCTTCAAAACTATGGGCGAACCGTTCAACCAGTTGGGCAGGCAGCGCAAGCTTCCGATTCAACATAAGATCACACTCGACACATCTGAGCAGGAGCTTCAGACAGGTGGCGCTTTCTTTCTTCCAGTGCCATCTCTCGACCTGACGAAAGCTGTCGTGATCAATGATGAAGATCAGAAGCGCTTCAGTGACTTCCTTGAATGGATCAAGTCGTACAACGAGTACGTCATCTCAAGCTGGACAGATAAAAGCAGTCAGAGTGCAACAGCCGACGAAGAGAAGCTGATGTCTACCGTCTCTGCCGATGTCTTTATCGATGTTGAAGATGACGCAGCTTAATGAACTGAAGATACATCAGTGGTTGCAGAATGCCATCAAGGGCAGTGTTGCAATGTCTGATGAAACAATCGAGTGCGTCGTGGGGGAAATCTCCACGGCGCTTTCTAAACAGTTCCAAGAAACTCGCGAAGAAAAGTTTCGCTGGCGCATGTCCAATGTGGGCAGGCCTTACTGTCAGCTTTGGTATCAGAAGAACAAGCCAGAGCTAGCGGAGAATAAGAATACTGTATTCCTGCTCAACATGATCGTCGGTGACATCGTCGAGGCGGTGTTCAAGGGCGTGATGAAGGAAGCGGGTGTAGCCTTTCAAGATAGCAAGTCAGTCGAAGGTAAGTTTGGCGAAGCCAATATCAAAGGCACAAACGACCTGACACTAGACGATGCTGTTTGGGACGTGAAGACAGCCAGCAACTGGTCTTACAACAACAAGTTTGAATCAGCAGAAAAGCTAGCAGCCGACGATACATTCGGCTACGTCGCCCAGCTTTGCGGTTACGCCCATGCCGATGACGTAGAACCGGGTGGATGGATCGTTCTCAATAAGAACTCAATGGAGTTCAAGTTTGTTCCATACGATATCCCTAATCAAAACGAAGTTGTGCAGGAGATAGCGGACAAGGTTGTTGAACTAGAGGCTAACAAGTTTCGCCGTTGTTACGAGCCGGTTGAAGAATTCTACAGACGCAAGCCTACCGGCAATAAAAAGCTGTCTGTTGCCTGTGGGTTCTGCTCGTTCCGATACGACTGTTGGAATGGTCGCATCAAAGAAGAACCGTCTCGCTGCTCTACGGCTCAAGAGAAGCCAATGGTTGCGTATATCGACTGATGTACTCATCGAAAGCATACAGAGCAGCCCGAAAACTAGGCTTTCGCAGCGGACTTGAAAAAGTAATCTGCGAAAAACTTACCAACGATAACGTCAAGTTTGCCTACGAGCAGACCAAGATTGAGTGGGAAGACCTAGCCTACAGAACCTACACACCAGACGTCATCTTGATGAACGGTGTGATCGTTGAAATTAAGGGGATGTTTACTACCGCAGATCGAAGGAAACACCTGAAGATCAAGCAGCAGCATCCTGAACTAGACATACGTTTTGTTTTCGAAAGCAGCCGCAGGAAACTGCGCAAGGGTTCTAAATCCAGCTACGCCGATTGGTGCATTAAGAACGGCTTTCGCTACTACGACAAAGAAATTCCAGAAGACTGGGTACGGGAAAAGGGCAAGGCCATCCGCACCAAGTTCATTCGATTCAAAGGGGAAAAGAAAATTGTACGATCTAAATGACTACGTCGTGATTGTAAGTCCAACCGTTGAAGACGGTGCGTGGATGGGTGATGTCGAAGTAAAGATCGCTTGGAATGGCGACAACGACCTAGACGACAACGACCACAGCATGATGCTGCATGTCACGCACATGTTAGCTGCTGCATTGGAGTTGGCTGAAGTAGATGAAAATGTTGCGCACAGATTAACAAACATCGTGAAGATCCGAAGCGAAGATGAAGACGAAGATCAGGCCGTAGATATCGAACGTGAAGACGGCAATGTCATTCGTATTAACTTCGGCAAGACACAGGGTTCGGCCTGATGCATCACGAGGAATACATGCGCATCCGCAACGAAGATTATCATAAGCAAAAGCACGTCGAGAAAAAGACCGACGTGGACATGGTCAACAGCCCACCACATTACAACGAAAACAGCATTGAATGCATTGAGGCAATACAAGCAGCCACAGGTGATGGCTTTGAATATCACCTACAAGGGACGGCAATAAAGTACCTCTGGCGGTTTAGATACAAGGGCAAGCCCCTCGAAGATCTGAAAAAAGCCAGGTGGTACTTGGACAAGTTAATAGAAGAGTACGAAAACAAATGAAACTGCGGGTACTTCTAATCGTTGATCTGGATGAAGATTCACCAATCGTTCCCGCAGACGACAATGTCGAAGAGCAGGTTGAAGAGCTGCTCCGGGAATACTTCCACGATGTCGATATAGAAGTAGGCCGCGTTAACGTGGAGAGGATTCATGAATAACCTACTGCCTACAGACTACCAATCTTTCATACATAAAAGCCGTTACGCTCGTTGGCTCGATGCAGAAGGCCGTCGTGAAGACTGGTCAGAAACTGTTGATCGATACTTTGATTATATGACTCGCTGGATTGAAGAGAAGCACAACGTGCCGATCACAAAGCCAGAGATTGATGAACTCAAAGAAGCTGTTCTTAATCTGGAAATTATGCCTAGCATGAGGGCTTTGATGACAGCAGGTAAAGCGCTTGAGCGTAATCACCTAGCTGCTTTTAACTGTAGCTACCTGCCTCTGGATCACCCCCGTGCGTTTGACGAACTTCTGTACATTCTGATGTGCGGAACAGGCGTAGGGTTCTCTGTCGAGCGTAACAATGTAGACAAGCTGCCTATTATCGCAGATCACTTTGAAAACTGTGATGATGTGATCAAGGTAGAGGACAGCAAAGAAGGCTGGGCAAAAGCCTTCAGAGAACTCATCACGCTGCTGTATGACGGCAAAGTACCTACATGGGACTTGTCTGCGCTAAGGGCTGCTGGTGAGCGTCTGAAGACCTTTGGTGGCCGTTCTAGTGGCCCTCAGCCCCTGAACGAACTGTTCGAATTCACAACAAGGTTGTTTGAACGGGCAGCAGGCCGTCGTCTTTATCCCATCGAATGTCATGACATTGCCTGCAAGACAGGCGAGGTGGTTGTAGTAGGGGGTGTACGTCGCTCTGCACTGATCAGCCTGTCCAATCTTAACGATGACCAGATGCGCCATGCCAAGTCAGGTGCATGGTGGGAGAACGAAGGCCAGCGTTCTTTGGCAAACAACTCTGCCACCTACAAATACAAGCCGGACATGGAAACATTCATGCGTGAGTGGCTTTCGCTTGTAGAAAGCAAGTCAGGTGAGCGGGGCATATTCAACAGACAAGCAGCAAAGAACAAGGCTGTCGAGAATGGTCGCCGTGACGTAGACCACGACTTCGGAACAAACCCGTGCTCTGAAATAATACTGCGCCCGTATCAGCTATGTAACCTTACAGAGATTGTAGTACGCGAGACTGATACACATCAGACGCTTGCTCGTAAGGTTCGTTTGGCCACTATCCTTGGGACATGGCAGTCAACGCTTACCAACTTCAAGTACGTCCGTAAAATCTGGTCGAACAACACTGAAGAAGAGCGGCTGCTGGGTGTGTCTCTGACAGGGATTATGGATAATGAAATACTGTCGGGCAGGTCAGCGCAGTTTGGCATGAACATTGGCCACATACTGGAAGACCTGCGCAGTATCGCTGTTCATACTAATAAACAGCTTGCGCAAAGACTGGGAATACCACAGTCCACCGCTGTCACATGTGTGAAGCCATCAGGTACTGTGTCACAGTTGGTCGATAGCGCTAGCGGCATTCACGCAAGGCACAGCAGCAATTACATTCGCACAGTGCGTGGGGACAACAAAGATCCACTGACGCAATTCATGGTCGATCAAGGCATTCCGAATGAGCCGGATGTCATGAAGCCAGATCAGACTACTGTGTTTAGCTTTCCTATGTCTGCACCTACAAATTGCGTAGACCGCAACGCTATGACTGCAATCGAGCAGCTTGAGATGTGGATGATCTACGCACGTGACTGGTGTGAACACAAACCTTCCGTGACAATCTCTGTACGTGAAGGGGAGTGGATGGATGTAGGGGCATGGGTATGGAAGAACTTTGACTACTGCTCAGGCATCAGCTTCCTGCCACACTCTGATCACACCTATCAGCAAGCGCCGTATCAAGACTGCAGTGCTGAAGAATACAAGCAGATGCTGTCACAGATGCCACCCCAGATCGATTGGGGTTTACTGAAAAACTACGAAGCAGAAGATAACACGACTGGATCACAGGAACTGTCCTGTACAGCGGGTGTTTGTGAAGTGGTGGATATTGCTAGTTGACTATGGAGCAAACAATGCAAAGCAAGCAGGTAGAAGAGGGGGCAATTGTCGTCGATGGCGTCAATTACCCCCTGTCAGAAATGAATGGTAGGCAGCTTTATTTAATCAGCCAGCTACAGGAAATCCAGACGGAGAAGAAGCGAGCAATCGCTGTTTTGGATCGCCTCAATGTCACCGAATCCGGCTTTACATCACTCTTGAAAGAGACGTTAGCCGATGCTTCAACTGACACTGGATGATTCCGAAAAAAAGATAGCTACAGCGCTTGCAAGAGCGCGGTATGCTAACTCGCGAAAGAACAAGCTAAAGAAGACAGACCTACCAAAGGCTTCTGTACTTGATCCGGATATAGAAGGCGTGATGTCAGAGCTTGCTCTGTGCAAATACTTTGGTGTGTACCCAGATCAAGTGTTTGAAATAGGTATAAGATCCGCAGCCAACGGAACAGATAAAGGTGACGTAGTCTACGGCGATCTATGTATCGACGTTAAAAGCACGAAGCATACAAATGGCCGCTTGTTTTCTATGAAGGAAAACCAGGCGGTCGATTTGTTTGTGCTGATGATTGGCAGGCGCGGCCAGTACAGGGTGGCAGGATGTATGTACGCATCAGACCTGTACAAAGAAGCTCGATGGGGGCATCACGGCGTGTTCAAGAAACCCTGCTATGCTGCTGAACAACATGAATTAATACCCTTTAAT